GAAACGATTGATCTAGAAATAATTGACTGTCGTTTCTTGCACCGAAGTGCGTATCATTAATAATAGCGAGTTTCAAACTCAGTCTCCGAAAAAGGTGTCAAGCGTTGACCCTTCTGTTTTTTTGTCTTTCTTCTTTTTCTTTGGTTTGAATTTTTGAATGTCGTTTTCTGAAAGATTTAAATAGTCTGCATATGGATTGTTAGACATTGGATCAACTAATTCATTGTCTTCAGCCCATCTTGTAAACTTTCCTTCTTTGTCCATCTCTTCCATCATCATGTATTTGACATAGACTTGTTTCTTTTCTTTTTCTATTCTACGAATAAAAGCGTAGTAGATCATTTGCGTGAAATACGAAAACGGATTCTTTGATTTCTCTGGATCAAAGTTGTGTGCATACATCAAACAGTTTTCAATTGCATCACCAATCATCTCATCTCGAAAAGGATAGTTCATGAAGTTTGGTTTATATGAAAGTCTTTCAGCAATTTTCATGAAGCATTCACCCATATAATTTGTAACTGGAGGTCTAACATCTCCCTCGCTCTCTGCTTCATTTACTGCTTTTTTCCATTTCGATATTTCTTTATAGAACTGTTCATTGTCTATATAATGTTCTGTATTTTTAGATTTTCCCATAATATTCCTCTATTCGGTTTGTTAGAAGTATAGTTCACATCAATGTTTATGTCAAACAAAAAACAACATTTTATGCTTGACAAGTCTCAAACCTCCTTTATAATTCTCTGTGCCAAGAGAGAGAAGGGAAGCTTTAAGCTTAGTCTTCTTTAAAGTAATCATTAATGTCATCAGACCAGTCTGACCACTGATTGCCCCAATCTTCGGATTCTGGATTGCGATCCGGATCTTCATCTTCATCAAATCCAAAATCGTCAAAAGGAATTTCTTCTCCATCGAAGACACCTTCTTCCATGAGTTTAGCAAACATTTCCTTTGACATAGTGAAGTTCATCATTACAAAATTTTGTAACATATCTGCATTTGGGGGTTGTGGTTTACCGTCGAGTGATTCATCTTCTGGAGGAAGATCCAAACCGAGCTGTTTGAAGAGTTGTTCAAGAATTAGAGAAGAACCCTCTGGGCTTACCGCTTTCTTCTTTGGAGGATTGTCCTCTATTTCTTTTTCTAGTTCATACTGAAAGATTGATTCATCATTTGGTTCAACAGAATAAACAATGTAATCAAGAGGTATTGAACAGTTATTTTGATTCGTGTTTGGAATCCAATTTCTCATGATCCAATTTTCTTTTACAATGTTTCCAGTTATTGGATCATGAAGTGTTGTCAACCGAAGTTGCATCGGTCTGTTCAATATAATTTCACTCGAAGTTTTACCACTCACCACAGCCATGATTTCTTCACCTGATCTAAGTTTCAGAATTCTGTAGTCAGTCATAACACCTCCTAGATTTTTATCTTGATGGTTTTAAAACTAAAACCTTCTATCTTATATATCTTTATTCTTTCGAAGAAGTGACGCAGAGTATGGTTCATCTTCTTCTTCCATTGTAGATTATCGCCTATATCGTACAATTTGGCAACTTTTTTCGATTCATGTTTTCTAAGTTGTCTTCCAATAGATTGTAAAATACGAATACGAGATTTTGATGGTGACGCAAAAATGATATTGTGAAGGTTTCGAATATTTATACCAGTAGAGAATGTTCCATACGAAGCCACGATGATTGCATCTTTTTCTTTCTCTGCAATTCCTCGGACTCTTTCACGGTCGTCAGTTTCAATTCCACCGTGAATAAGAAAAACCTTTTTGTTTGGATTCTCTAATTTGATCTTTTCGTAAAGGTGTTTACCGTGGTTTTCCACGAACTGAAAGAGTACGAGTGTATTTCCAGTGGTTGATGCAGATAAACGAGAGATGAATGTGTTTCTTCTTTCGTTGGTGACTAACCATTTCATTTCATCTGGGTACTTGAGATGAGATACTAGTTTCTTGTCCTCGTCATTATAGTCCAACAGAATACAATCAATTTTAAGTTCGGAGAGAATGTCCTTGTCCATTAACTCTTTTGTAGTAGTTACATCTTTAACAGGTCCAAACAGTCCCTCGATAACTAATTTATGTGTCAACGCGCCATCGAGGGTTCCTGTGGTTCCTATGCGGTATCTGGCCTCTTTCAGTTTCGACATGATACTTGTGAGTGATTTGGCTTTAAACAGGTGACACTCATCTCCAAATACAACTTCAAAATCTTTAAAGAACTTTGCAGGCATCTTGTACAAAGATTGCCATGTGGAAATTACAACTCTTTTGTTTGTATTCTTTTCTTGACCACCATAAATCTTGTGAACATTTTCTTCCACATTCCACTCGTTTACCCCGGAGTAATCTGAAAAATCTGAATACATTTGAGTAACTAGGCCTGTAGTTGGTACGATCACCAGAATCTTTTTGTTCGTCTTCTCCAGATAATGTCTCATCAATGTATAAATGATAAGACTTTTTCCTGATCCTGTTGGAGAAAGAAGAAGACATCTTTCCTTTCTGATTGCATGTGTAATTGCGTTTACCTGATGGTCGTGCGGACTTATCAGTTTATTCTTTACTGATATCTTCAGGTTATTTTCCATGTATCTACGAACGAGAAGTTCGTCTGCCTTGTTGTTTGGAATATCAAGTGTGAGTTGGTAGGAATATTCTCTTTCCTTTGCAAACGAAATGACATAATCCAGAAGACCTGTGTAAATCTCCTGCGAAAACATGTTGTATAGTTTTACAGTTCCGTCCCAGACTTTGCTGCGATACGCAGGCATATACTTATGACCTGGCACTTTAAAGGTAAAGAAGTCTGAGAGTTCTTTTGCAAGGCTTCGTTCGCATCGAACGCGAACATTTACCTCATCAACTTTTTCAATAACTAAATCGCTCATGCTCTATTTATGAGCCTGAGACGAACTTCCTCCACTCAATAGCGTTTCGAATTTCCCAGTTACGCTGATTGATTTCCTTGAGAACAGATTCAAGATAGAAAACTTTTTCCTCTTGATATGTGATTCGTTGTTTCATTCGAATAACATCTTGATCTGCATCCATATACATGTCAATGTCTGCTTTGAGAATCTTGAGATCGAACGGTTCCCAACCTCTTCGTTCTAACTCTTCTTGACTCATTTTGCCAGTGAAATATTCCCACTTCGATCTTCGAAGTTCAGCAAGATCGAAACTCATTTTCTTGAGAGTGAATCTTTCTTCGTGGAGAAAGTTCAAGTATCTGTTGTGAAGTTGCGGAATCTTTAACGACTCAAGATCAAGTTGAGTATCGTCAATCTCCATATCTTTTGCAACAAGTTTTTTCAGTTCATCGAAAGTCATAATTCAAATATACACTGTAGTCTATCGTGTGTCAATAAATTTCTACAGAATAATCTCGATACTGGAAAGTAGCCGTGCAAGTTATTTGGGAAGCGTCACCATCCGTTGCGTTTAGATCAATTTCCCCGAGACTATTTGGCCACATATCTTTAAAAGTTACAGTAACTTGTGGTCTTGAATTACTATTCAATATGACAAGAGTTCCGTCTACTTGATAGTTTTCTGGAGATCCTTTGATTGTGGAATCTATTTGTCTTTCCTTCAATGACTTTGGGTTCAGAAATTCATCATATATCGTAAACTCTTTCATCCAATTATAAATTTCTAACCAGTTTCCCATATCTTCATTCACAAGAAAAGAAAGAGTCAGAGGGTCGTATGTCATTTTTGGATCTGCTATGTGTAGAGTTGGATGTTTGTTGAAAATATCAGTCACACCCACACTAATTGAAGGTATATTTGCAGTCTGACAGAAATAAACAGTCTCAGGAGCTCTACTCAGAACAAAACGGAATCCTGTTGTCTGTAAAAGATTCTCGTTGTCGGGTTGTCTATCTAATGCGTATTGGACATACTGATTATATTGTGGCATATACACCTCCATAATATTTAGGTATAAAAAGAAACAGGGGAGTCCGAAGACTCCCCTGTTCCTAGTGTCGGATCAAATCCGTTTTATCACTGAGTTGCGCCGGATCCTGAGTTGATACCGTGGAGGTTGTCAATGCGGAAGGCACGATAGTATTGGTTCTTGCGACCGGTGAGGTTTTCACCATCTGGTGTGGTATCGTCCTTAAGAACGAATGGGTTTGAAACCATTCCGTATCGAGTCTTGAAGCCGATCTTTGGCTGGAAGGTGTTCTCACCTACTGCACGAACCATCTGTAGTGGAACGTATGGACAGTAGAAGAGTCCAGCATCATACTGGCTTGAACCCTTGTAACCAACTACGCAGTAGTTGAAGTCGGCATATGGGTCGATGTAGACCTTTAGGCGACCATTGATGGTTCCGACAAAGGTGTTACCTGTGTCATCAACTTGGAGGCTTCCGCCACCCATTGGAGTTGATTGCATTGAACCACTGAGGGCGAGTGCAGCAGCGACATCTGAAGAGCAGATGACGATGTTGCCCTTACCACGACGGGTTTCCTTGGCGATCTGGTTGGCTTCACGTTCGATTTGGAAGAGCAGACCACGGAAGCGTTCTGCACTCCAACGACCGTCTGAGTCGCGGAGGATGTCATATACACCACCGACACCACCACCGTTTGGTTGACCAAAGGAAGCGCCACTACCCTTCTGGAAGAGGTCATCCTGTTGACAACCAAGTTTGGCAACCTTAAGAATGGTACGAACTACTTCTCGGTTGATTTCGCTAAGGATCTCGGTTGAGAGGATGTTAGCGAGTTCAGTTTCGGCATCAAGACCGTGAACAGCACGGAGGTCTTGAGCGAGTTCAGTTGAGTACTCAGCCTTCAGGGCGCGAGTCTTGGCTTGAACTGCTGTTCTCTCGATTGAGAATGACATCTCTTGGAAGTCTGGTTTGTTGGATGCACCAAGTTCTTCAGCTCGTCCGGTTGTAATACCACCGTGAACAAAATCACTGAAAGGATCACCAACAGCGGCTGCACCATAACCAAACATGGAACCACTGGTGATTCCTAAGTTGAGAGCATCAGTTGTCTTGCCTGCACTTGAGGTTGCGTAACCAGTGCGTGCTTCGTTAAAGAGAGCTTCAGCATCTCTTGCACCAGCAGCGCTAACGTAGTTGCTCTTCATGGCGAAGATGAGTCCGGTAGGACCAGTCATTGGTTGAACACCACAGATGTCGTAAGCGATCAGGTTTGGCATTGATCGACGAACGAGTGAGATGAGAACTGGGTCGAATGACTGAACATTACCTGTTGATGTTGCA